TGGGGTAGGTATGAGATAAGTAAATAAACAAACTTTTTTTATTTCCAATCTATTTATAATAAAAATTTAAATGGAAAATTTAGAAAAATATAAAAGTAGATTCTATAATTTAATGGAATCTACGATGGGTGATGTTAAACCACTTATTACTGAAGATATAGATTATCAACCAGCTCAAACTTTTTTTCAAGAAGTTTTCTCTACTCTTGGAAAAAAATTTCCTGATAAAGTTAAATGGAATACAAATATTAATCAAATACAAGTCGGAAATCAAACACAAAATTTCATAATCCTATATAATACAAAAGAAAAATATATTTCTTGGATTGATAATACGGGGAGGATAGTTAAGCAGGATGGAACAAATTTTTTAAAATTTTTTGATAAAGACAAACAAACCCAACAACTTAAACCAAAAGACGCCACTCAATTAAAAAAAGATATTGAAAATAGTAAAAAACTTATATTTTCATATGACTTGAGTGGGTTACCAAACTCTTCAACACCACCTATATTATAATTTTTTCTAATTATAAATTACCTTTTTTAACTATATTTAAATGATACAATGGTCAGGATACGAGTGGTTAACTCAAGAACGTTGGGGGCAAATTCACCCCGGTAAAACTTTTACGTGGTATGATGAAACTGCTGTTTTGATAGATGAAAATAATTATCTTCATCTTAAAACTCAATATAATCCGAAATTTTTTCCGGATTTGAACGTGACTTCAAACAATGGTATTGGTTTGGTTTCTTGTACAACTAAATTTGGTCACGGGACATATGAAATTGAAGCTAAATTACCTTCAGGGAAATACCTATGGCCAGCGTTTTGGATGTGGAGTTTTGATTCTTGGCCTCCTGAAATAGATGTTTTTGAAGCTTATTCAAATAAATATGGTAGTTATTTTAATATTGATTTGAGTTTGAAAGGTGGATTAAGTATTTGGCATGTAGCAACAAATGTTTGGTGGAAAGACAAGGATTCAGATATCCAATTGGGAGGACAAAATAGTTGGTTTGGTTTAAAAAACCCCGCTAAGAATTTTATTAAGTATAAACTAATTTGGACAAATGATAGTATCAAATTTTATTATAATGAAAAATTGGTACGAAATGTTACGGATAAAAAAGTATTGGACCAATGTAACAATACCACAATGAATGTTATACTAAATAATAGTTTGATTCAAGAAGATTTAAAAACTAATTCTGATTTTGTAATCAAATATTTTACCTACACACCCTTGTAGTTCACAAATTATATTGTATATTTATTGTAAATTATGAAAAAAATTGGTATCACTTCAATGTATGCTAATCCCCTCCATCCGGGTCATATAGATTGTTTAAGATTATCTAAAGAATTAGTGGATGAGTTATGGGTTATAGTTAATAATGACCATCAAGCCAAACTAAAAAGAGGTGTAGATACTTTTCAAGATGAACAATACAGAAAAAAAGTTATTGAATCCATCCGTTATGTTGATTATACTGAAATATCCATAGACCAAGATGGTAGTGTATGTGAATCAATAAAAAAATTTTATTCAGACATTAAAAAAAAATATCCAAACTCAGAAGTAATATTTACCAAAGGTGGTGATAGGTTCGCTAACGAAATTCCCGAAAAAGTTGTTTGTGATAGTATTGGTATAAAGATTGTTGATGGTTTGGGAGCAAAGACCCACAATTCAAGTGACTTAATCAAAAAGAAATGACACAAAAAATGTTATTGAATAAAATTATCGACAAGTCAAATTGTCAAATAATTGCAGAACAACTCCGAAGTGAAGGTAAAAAAATTGTATTCACAAATGGATGTTTTGATATTCTACATCCTGGTCACGTAGAATACTTGTTGGGGTCTAAAGAATTGGGTGATATTTTAATTGTTGGGGTCAATACAGATTCTTCGGTAAAAAAATTAAACAAAGGGGTTAATCGACCCATAAATTCTTTGGATACAAGAATGTTCGTATTGGCGGGTTTGTCATCAACGGATTATATAGTACCTTTCGATGAGGAAACACCAATTGAATTAATCAAAACAATTTCTCCTGATATATTGGTTAAGGGGGGTGACTATGCAATAAGTCAAATCGTTGGTTTTGAATATGTAACCTCTTATGGTGGAGACGTTTTTTGTTTTCCATTCAAGGAAGGATACTCAACAACTGATATTATCAACAAAATAAATTCTAATCAATAAATCTTTTTTAAGATTGATTAATTGTTGATAGTATTTAAATTAGATGAAATGGTTTATAGTATTAGTTTTTTCTATTGGTTTTTTATTTGGTCAACAATCAGGACGAAAAAATGAAAAATCTATGGGTGTTAAAAAATATGGTAAATCACCTAAAACAAGTCCTTGGATTTATAAAAAAACTGAAGTTGGTGAAATACAAGAAAATGAATTACTAAAATTGTTCAAATGGACAATAACCCCAAATAGACGAGAACACAGAAAAATTTTAGATGAAAATCGAAAAATACGAGAAAAAAACCGAATCAGAGGAAATGAAGTTTTCCATCGAAAAAAATACAATTTTTAAAAAACCTGATAACGTTGCGGATTTTCCAAATTTGATTCCATATCCTACAAATATTGGTGCTCCTCAAATTAAACCTGATAATGTAGATTTTTGGAAACAAAAAAACTTAACCAAGGTAAATAAATTATTTTCTACAGAGTTTGAAGAATTAAAAGAAAAGTATAACTCCTTGGTTGATACCTTCAAATGGAACGAATTGATTTATAATTGTAGGTTTAATTTTGAACCCATCGTTGGTGAAATTTACTATTTATATCAAAAAAATAATGGAGAATTGTTTTTATCCATAATAAGCCCATCTGAATGGAATATGGATTTTATTGGTTCATTTAGGTTGAAATCAACAAATAAATGGGAAAAAGTTTAATTTTTTGTAATATAACCTATATTTCTTAATATGACTAACGAAGAAAAAGCTAATTTGTACGGGCATTTGTTAAATGAACACACAAAAATCGGAAATAGAATCCAAGAAATAAAAGGTCAAAGTATTGACCTGAACAAAACTGACATTCAAAAAATAAAAGATTTGGAATCTATCCAATTAAAAATTATGTCAGACATAAAAAGATTGTTTTCTTAATATATTTAATATTGAATATATATAATTTTTTTTATATATTTGATATGTTGTGAAAATTTTATTTTATTTTTTATTTTTTATTTCATCTCTTTTGGCTCAAAATAAAATTTACGAGTCAAAAGACATCATAATTTTTGAAGAAACTCCAAAGTTAGAAACTATTGTTTTTTGGTGTGGAACAGGTTATGCGACCCCAAAATGGATTGAATCTCAAATTGATGAAAGTTATATTTCAAAATATAATTTTATTTTGGTCTCATACAATACTTCGATTGATTTTGTAAAAAAAATTTATACAGAAAAAACCTCCAAAAATTTAACCCCTGACATAATTTTAGGTTTCAGTCGAGGAGGACTTCAAGCTCAAAAAAACTATTCACCTAATTATAAAATTTTTGGATTGATAGACCCGGTGTTAGATGCAAAATTACGTTTCACTTCATACAAAAATATTATCATCACATATAATTCTAATAATTGGAGTTATGATTATGGAAAAACTTTAGGATATTTTGGTAGGATGGTTGCACGAGGAGGAGGTATTTGGACTTTTGAATTGTTGGACCACAAAGATTTTCCGAAATATTTTTTAAAAAATTTTCTGTAATGTCAAAAAAATATCAAAAGATAATCAAGGAATATAACGAAGCCTCAAGACAGGAAATATGGGTGGGGATAAGGGATAATTTTACCTTTGGATTTCTTGGTTCAATTTTGGTCGTATTTATCGCGTCAAAAATAGATTTGGCCGTATTACTAGGTTATCTATGTTATTATTCTTATATGGGGAAAATTGTAAATCGTCCAAAATATGTAACTGATTTGGGACAACTTATTGTTTTTCCAATTCCTTCAGCTTTGGGGGCGTTTTCAGGGTATAAATTGACTTATTTTTTAATCGACACAATTAATAAATTATGATAGACGAAATACAAAGAATCGAATTTTGGGGTACTCATAACCCTGATACTAACAAAAAAAAACAAAATATGGTTGCGCTTATAAACAAAGTTTATTACACAAACAATGACACCATTTTATGTATTGATGGGTGGATTAATTATAATGGAGAAATTTTTGAAACAACAAAACCTTTATTAAAAATAAATCTGACTGAATCAGAACCAATTTGGTACCTCTGTGTTGGTAATTCTTGTGAACAAATAGTTTCCGATGAGAATTTCAAGAAATTGGTTCTTGAAGGAGTTGAGACATACATATCTTCCAAGAAGAATATGTTAGATAGAATTAAGAAATCAAAATAAAATAGTATTTATTTATGTATGAAAGTTTGCATACATAATAAAGATATGTCTTTAGATAAAGACAAAATTGATGTAATTATCAAATTTATTAAGTTCCTAAACAAAGAGTATCCTTTGAATTTGGATATTAATGTTCATTTGCTACCTAAGAGAATCGGTCATATGACAACAGGTTCTCGAAAACCAACTCACGAACTAAAAATTTTAACTAAAAACAGAATGATGAGAGATATTTTGAGAACGTTAGGGCATGAATGGGTGCATGAATATGAAGATGTCATCTTAAACATTCCACACAAACAACATATAGGCGGAAAAAATGAAAATATTGCAAATGCGGAAGCTGGAAAGGTTGTTAAAAAATTTGAAAAAGCGTTTCCATCAATAGAGAACTTTTTATACGAATAATTTCTTACTCATTTTATCTCTATGGAAGTTTATAGTGAATCTGTGAACTTCTTCTTGTATTTTTCCAAGATAAAAAAATTCTTCTCCTTGTTCCATAGGAATTTCAGTACCATCTGACAAATGAATTAAACTTGAGCGGTGATTTTCATCTTTTGAAATTGAAATAATATCTATTTTGTCGGACATACCAAGTTCAGATAACACCTTTTTTCCCACATTTAATTGACCTTTACCACCATCTATCAATATTAATGAGGGTAGAATGTCTTTTTCATCAATAAGTCGTTTAATTCGTCTAAAAATGACCTCATCAAATGATGCATAATCATCAGGACCTTTCACACTACGTAAATTATACTTCCTATATGAGTTTTTTTCCGGTAAACCATTAACAAATCTAACTGATGTCGAAACTTGAGCATCACCTTGGTTATGTGAATTATCAAACGCCTCCACAATTAATGGTGTATTACTTAAATTAAAACGATTTTTGATTTTTTTTGTTAATTCAACCACTCTTTGAACACGGGAAGATTCCAAAAGACGTTTCAAATTTTGAAGTTCCTCTATTTTGAATTTTATTTGTTCACATTTTTCGAATTCAAAGTTGTTTGATAAGGTATATAAAAGTTTGTTTAAACTTTTTTCGATTTTTTCGTACCTAAATGATAAAATTAACCTAGCATTTTCACAAATTTGTTTATAGATGAACTTATCAATCAAAGATTCACAAGGTGCGTCACATTTTTTTATTTGATATTCCAAACAAGATTTAAATTTTCTATTTTCTATATTTTCAGAAGTCAAATTGTAAGAACAAGTCCTTAAATTTAATATCCTATGAATTGATTCGTAAACTTCATATGCGGTATTACTACTTGTAAACTCACAAAGGATGGGATTTTGGGACAATTTTACAGGACCAACCTCCAATTTCGGAAATTCACCTTCTGTGAACCAAATACCCCACTTTCTACCCCTATCATCCTTACCTTTAATATTAAATTTTGGTTTATATAATTTTATAAGGTCATCCTCAAGTAAAATAGCCTCATTTTCGTTGATTGTTGTAACAAAATCTACGTCGACAATGTTTTTTTGAAGCGCAATTATCTTCTCTTCTTCAGGATTAGGTCTGAAATAAGACATAACTCTATTTGGAAGGTATTTTGATTTACCAACGTAAATAATTTGACCTTTGTTATCTTTGAAAAGGTAACAACCAGGACTTTTAGGTATTATTTCCAACTTCTCACGTAGTAACATCGACGCCAAATATACTTAAAGTATTTTTATTTTCAATTCTTTTAATATTTATTAACATAATGGGAAAAGAACTTTCACCTTCAAAAAAAGAACAAGTTATAATCAAATATTTGGTAAAAAACTTTTCTATTGAGGACCTGCAAAAGGATTTGGATGAAAATAGTAAGGATGGTTATTCAAAATGCGCCGAGGATATAATAAAAAGTTTGGCAATCAAAGACCTTAAATCAGATATCAAATGGATGTTAGGGCTTCAATGTTTATACTATGCAATAACTAACTATGAAAATGTTAAAAACAATAACTTTGAAGCTCCAATCGAAAGGGCTAACTCATATCATATCACCCGATATTTTGAAGAACAAGTAATTCATTATGTAACCTACTCTGCAACTTTTTACTCAATTCCATCTTTACTTGAAAATACTTTGGAAAGTGTAAAAGATAATTTTTGGGATTTAGATACTGATAGAGATACTATTGATTGGGGTGATAATGATATAGTTGAAGAGGATTACAAGAAACCAGAAGTTTTTGTAATTGGTCCAATGAAAGGTGGTACAATAAATTAATTTATATCCACCACTTCTAAATCAAATATAAGTTTTTTTCCTGCTAAAGGGTGATTCGCATCAACTGAAACTGATTCTTCGTTAATTGCTACGACCTTAATATTAATTGGACCATTAGGTCCTTGACCTTGTAGTAATTCACCAACTTTAACATCTTGAGGAAATTGTGATTTAGGAATTTCACCATAAAATTCAGGTCTAACATCTCCATATGCATCAGAAGGTTCTAATTGAATAGTTTTTGTTTCACCAACAGACATTCCGATGAGTCCATTTTCAAATCCTTTAATTAAAGCTCCTTCACCTAATTTCGCTTTTAAAGGTTCTCTACCTTCAGTTAAGGAACTATCAAAAATTGTCCCATCTTCTAATTTACCGGTGTAGTTTACTGAAACATAACTACCAATTTCTACTTTTTTCATATGTTAATTTTTTTATAAATTTAAAACTTTTTTTTGTTAATTCAAGTGGGAATAGTATATTTGTAAAATATTTATCAATATGACAAACTCAGAATTTTTGGAAGAAATGTTAATACATATTCACACTTCAAATTTAAATCGTGACTTTAATAAGAAAATTAAAAAATTGAACGAAGAAAATCCAAAAATGGAATATCTTGAAAAAGTCGAATTAATTTATCACAACTACAAACAAGAAGGTTTAATCAAGTAAATCTACGCTTGAAATTACATCAAGTTCTTGATTAAAACCCATAATCTTCCAGGATTCAAGTGCTAAATAAATCACACCATCAGGGAATGAACCTTCCAAAAGATTTATATCCCCTATCAATAATTTACAATCTAAAACAAATTTTTTTGTGTTTGTTGAATATTTTATATGGTTAACAACAATTTTACAATCTTCACCGAACAATAATTTTTTTTCTTCATTATTAAAGTTATTAATTATTTTTTCAAAGGATTTCTTCATTGTTTATAACGATAAATATTTTAACACAAATGTATATTGACTGATTTGAATATTTATTGTAAACTTGTTTTATGTATTTAGAAATAATATTAACTCTCATCTTAATTGTATTGTTATTGTTTCCTACCTTGATAATCTTATGGTGGTTCAAAGTTGGGAAAAAAGCGTTCAAAAACATTTCATCATTTAAAAATAATACGAATTTAAATTCTTCCGAAAATCCCTTTTCAGGATTGGCAAATATGGCGAAGATGATGGAAAGTTTCAAACAATTCAATAGAAAATAATATATGGATATAATTGAAATCGAAAAAGAGTTCAATTGGGTGATAAAGGTCCTCAACTCGTCCATAAATAACAACCATATTAATACTTCCATAAGATTATTTGAAGTTTTTTTAGAAAAGTGGGATTGGGAGATGTCGGATGAAAAAAAGTTGAGTTTACACGGAGTTTTCAATAGGAACAAAACCCAAAAGTATTCCCAAATTAATTATCACTCATAGTGATATTTATACTTTGAGTGAATCTACAAGAGGAGATACAAAAAATCCGTAAAATTATGGTGTCAGAAGATATGGTTCAATCTGACGCTTATAAAAAATTAAAGGAAACCTTAGACATCTGTCAAACCAAAAAAAAAGTTTTATTACTCAGTTGTTCAAATAGATTCAATTGGGATGAAAATAATGTAGATACACCAAAGTCAAAAATTTTGGCCGTTTATCTCAAAGAAGAATTAGGTGATAAAGCGGTATTCATAGACGTACCTGAACTTAATATAGTTGCTTGTGAAGGAAACGTATCAAGAAAAGAGGGAAATAGTTGTGGTATTAAGAAAGCTTTGTTAAAGAACGACAAGAAAAATCCGTCAGGATATCATAGATGTTGGGCGAGTTTAAATGAAAAATCGGATGAACTTTGGAAGGTTTCTAAAGAATTATTTGAGTCGGATTTAGTTATATTTTTTGTATCAATTAGATGGGGACAAGCAAATATGTATTATCAAAATTTAATTGAAAGATTAACTTGGATAGAAAATAGACATAACACTCTTGGAGAAAAAAATATCATCGAGGGAGTTCAAACGGGATTTATTGCTGTTGGTCAAAATTGGAATGGAGAAAATGTAACTGAAATACAAAAAAAGGTTCATAAATTTTATGGTTTTGAACCGAATGATAGTTTGTATTGGAATTGGCAGTTCACTAAAAATGTTAATGACGAAACACAAAAATCTTATAAGGAAGCATTCCCTAAATTTGTCAAGGATACTAAACTTGATAAGTATGAAGATTGATTTTAATCAAATTGGGTACTACAAGTACAAAACAATAAACAACCCAGATACAAATTTCATCAATGAATACCCCATTTACGATGGTATTCTAAACTACATAAAAAGTAATCAAGATTCATTTGAATTAGAATTTCAGGATTCAAAACCCAAAAAAATTAATAACAAGTTTGTGGTTTTAATATAAATAAAAAACCCCTCAAAAGAGGGGATTCTTGTTAAACTAACAAAGAGTAGTACTCTTTAAAATGTTTAATTCTATTTGGAAGACCTATAGTCCCGCCATTTATTCGTTTCGTTAGTGCAGTTACCGTAGCGTCATCCGCACCCTTGTCACATATTTCCCAAAGTTTGTTACTATTGAAGAAAAATGCCGCTGAAGCTAAAGGGTATTTACTTGCAACTAAATCAGGGTTTGCTACACAATCTTCACCGATAAATTTTGTAAAGTTAGTATAGTTTTGTTTTCCGGTTAATTGTATGAAACCTCTGCCACGAAATTTGAAACCTTCTTTGGTTGTTTCATCACCATTACCCATTCTTCCGCCATAAACTCTTGAAGCAATTTTTTCAGGGTTTCTTGCGTAAGACTCAGATAAAGTACCTGGAAAATATTTCGGAAATATTTTCTTCAGACCATCTGCCGAATAATTTAGGTTTTCACTGACAGCTTTGAAGTTACCACTTTCGTGGGCACATTGGGATAAAAAGTGAGCCAATCTAAGTGGGGTTGTAATGTTGAATTTTGCTGCGGTATCGGGTATTTGTGCGATTACCGAGTCAGGAACGTGTCCTTTTAATTTTTCTAATTTGAAACTCATAATTAATTGATTTTATTATAAATATTTGTGGTCTCTAAAAATATTTTTTCATATTTATAGATTATGAAGTTCATCATCAAAGAAGAACATTATAGATATATTATTAAAGAAGATTTGGGGGTATCGAGACCTTCGATAGCTTACACAAATTTAACATTAAATAAAATTGAACCAATTTTGTTAAAATTGCTAAATCAAATTGGAGAAGAAGAGGGAAAGATTGAGACAGAAGTAAAAATAGGATTAGATGATATTAAAAAAATTTGGCAAAATGATATCGATGATTTTTTGGAGTTACCAATTGAAATGGTTCACATAGAATTGGTATTAGAAAAAGAAGATAGGGTTTACGATAATGAAACATTTGCAACTGGTGGAGGAGCGTATGGCATTCGAAAAAATAAATCCGAAAGTTACTTAAAATCACCAAGTTTAAGTTTACCAAAAAAAATATTAAATGAACCTGAAGTAAATAAAACTTTGGTTTGTAGAATTGAACTTACCGCATCGATAAATTTGGAGTTTAAAAATAAAGATAATCAAAAATTAATTTTTGACTTAAGAGATACTATTGCCCACGAATTTAACCACGTAATGGAAATTTTTAAAAGAAATCAAAAAAATTCAGAATTAAACACGAGTTTTTCTCATATCAAAACAGATTCAGAAAAAATACCTTACGAAATTCAAAAAATATGGGGTTATTTCTTAGAGTTAGTCGAGTATACACAACCTCAAGAAATAAATGCGATGACACAAGAAATGTATAGTAAAAAATTAAGAATGTCTTATGATGAACTAAAACAAACGAGGTATTGGAAGTTTGCTTATTATATGATAAATTTCGATTCCGACACATATTTTGATTATTTGGTCAATAAGTTAGAATCTTATGGTGATGATGAAAAAATTTCAATTTTGACTGAAATATACAATTCATTCATAGTACAATATAATGTGATAACAAAATTAATGGGTTATAAGCCAATTAAACTTGTTACAAAATCCAAACACATATATGAATTGATTAAAAATTTTGAACCTTTAATTAAAAAATCAGGAAAAAAACTATTAAGAAACTTTATCAGATTACACGGGTTAGAAAACTAGTTATTTTTTGATATTTATTATTATGTTTTTTAGATTTTTAATTTCATTATTTTTAATAATAACTTGTTTCACAAAAGCACAAACAAGTAATCTAAAAATCGACCAATCTAATTTAATTTGGAAGAGTTATGTGGACTCGGCAATTAAATTAATTGAACAAACTGATGACTTAAGATTTTCTATATTGAATAAAGTATGTCGAGAAATTAAATTTTTAACCGACCCAAGTCAAGTATCAAAAGATTCAATACTAATTCTCAATACTGAAATTTTTGAAGAACGTTCGGTGAATGTAATAGCTTGTTCAATTGTATTTGAATCAAAACATTTGGAGATTCAAACTTGGAAAACTGATATGACTAAGAAAAAAATTGAATACTTTTGTTATTTAACGGAGTATGCTTTTTTTTCTAAATTGAAAAATGGTGAGGAGTGGTTGAAAGATTTTTTGATTAATATGATGATAGAATATCAATAATTACTTTTTTGGTAATTTTGTATGTTTTACTTTTCTACCTGAAGGGTCCACATTAGATTTGTATTTGATTTCAACCTCAACAGGATTATTTCCATTTATTTTCGAGTTATATTTCCATATATAAGTAGCAATTTCATCTTCAAAAATATGTTGCCATTTCCTATGTGGTGCTTTAATAATCTCCATATTTAAATTTAATTATAAATAGTGTCATAATCAACTGACAACTTGTCCAATATTTTGATTTGGAATGATTAATGTAATTGACACTTCAAAATAAAAAAACTAAAATTAAAACAAAAAAAATATGGGAAAAATAATAGGAATAGATTTGGGTACCACAAATTCATGCGTAGCTGTAATGGAAAATGGTGAACCCGTTGTTATCACAAATAACGAAGGTAAGAGAACCACACCTTCAATAGTGGCATTTACTAAAGATGGTGATAGAAAAATTGGTGACCCAGCTAAACGTCAGGCGGTCACAAATCCTGAAAAAACAATTTATTCTATAAAACGTTTTATGGGTTTAAGTTATGACGAAACAAAAAAAGAACAATCTAAAGTTCCTTATAAAATTAGTAAAGACGGGAGTTCACCCAGAGTTATAATAGATGATAAAAAATATTCGGCTCAAGAAATTTCATCAATCATATTACAAAAAATGAAACAGACCGCAGAAGATTTTTTGGGTCAAGAAGTTTCAGAGGCGGTAATTACCGTACCCGCATATTTTAACGATGCTCAAAGACAGGCCACCAAGGAAGCGGGAGAAATTGTTGGTTTAAAAGTCGCTCGTATTATCAATGAACCAACCGCCGCCGCTTTGGCCTATGGTTTTGATAAGAAAGAAAAAGATATGAAAATTGTTGTGTTCGATTGTGGTGGTGGAACTCACGATGTATCAGTATTACAATTGGGTGATGGAATATTTGAAGTGTTATCTACTGACGGAGACACCCATTTAGGAGGAGATGATTTTGACCAAGTAATAATTGATTTTCTAGTATCTGAGTTCAAAAAGGAACATAATGTTGATATCTCTAAAGACCCAATGGCATTACAACGATTAAAAGAAGCGGCAGAAAAAGCTAAAATTGAGCTCTCATCTGCGGTTTCTACAGAAATCAATTTACCATATATTATTCCCGTAGATGGAATCCCTAAACATTTGGTAACAAGTTTGAGTCGAGCTAAATTTGAACAATTAGTGGATAATTTAGTACAAAGAACAATTGAACCTTGTAAAACCGCAATTTCAAAAGCAAATCTCACAATTGGTGAAATTGATGAAATTATTTTGGTGGGTGGTTCTACAAGAATACCCGTGATTCAAAAGGCGGTGAAAGATTTCTTTGGTAAAGAACCCAATAAAAGCGTTAATCCTGATGAAGTAGTAGCATTAGGGGCTGCTATACAAGGTGGTGTTTTAGGTGGTGATGTTAAAGATGTTTTGTTATTGGACGTTACACCCCTATCTTTGGGAATTGAAACTATGGGTGGAGTTTTTACTAAACTTATAGAGTCCAATACAACCATTCCAACCTCAAAATCCCAAGTATTTTCTACAGCGGTGGATAACCAATCAAATGTAGAAATCCACGTACTACAAGGTGAAAGACCTATGGCTGGTGATAATAAAACTATTGGACGTTTTCATTTAGATGGACTTCCTCCTGCTAAACGTGGTACTCCTCAAATCGAGGTAACTTTTGATATCGACGCAAATGGTATTATTAATGTTTCTGCGGTTGACAAAGCCACAAATAAAAAACAATCCATAAGAATTGAATCATCCACTGGTTTATCAAAAGAAGAAATTGAACGAATGAAACGTGAAGCAGAATTAAATGCCGATTCAGATAAAAAGAAAAAGGAGGATGTCGACACTTTGAATAATGCGGACAATTTGGTTTTTCAAACTGAAAAATTATTATCAGAAAATGGTGATAAAATTACTGAAGATAAAAAAACTAAACTTACTGAGTTAATTACTGAGTTGAAGAAAAACATATCTTCTAAAGATATGGATTCAGTAAAGAAGAATGTTGATTTATTGGGTAATATAGCACAAGAAATAGGTTCAGAATTATATAATAATTCACAATCATCAAATGATACAAATTCATCTGATGTTGAATTCGAAGAGGTGAAATAAAAAAAATCCCTTAGTAAAATAAGGGATTTTATTCTTCTGTCTTGGTTTCTTCTTTGAAGAAATTAGTCAAGAATTTACCAACAACACCTAAAACGATTGAACCAATAATCATATATTTTAGTTCTTCAGGTGAAAATAAATCTTTGAGATTGTCAAATTGCCATAGACCCCCTATTGAAAGTAGAGTGGCTGCAGCTAAAAGAGAATCACCAATTTTTCTCCATTTTTTGGGTGTTGGTTTCCAATAATTGTTCATCATATTTATTTTTAGATAAATATTTACAAATATTAGATAATTCTTAAATTAACGACCTTGACCTCTGTAGGTTTTAGGTTTTTGAATTTTTGGTCCAAAACTTTTTTTAGCTTTCCCCGATTTCTTGTTACCAAAAGTTACTTTTCGTGAGTTTGGTTCTTTAGTGATTTTTGCCATTTTTTATTAATTTTTGTTATTAATAAATATCATTACTTATTTTTTCAATAAAAAAAGAGGAGTAGCGAATTCCTCTTTTGATTGTTATCATAAAGATAACGGTCCTCTAGCGGTAGAGTTATTTTTCTTTTACTAAAACTAAACAACGTTTTAAGTATTCTTTAGCCCTTGGACTTGGGTCAGGATGTCTTAATACTTTTTCAATATCTTTTACAAGTTCCTCACCATGCTCATTTTCTTTATATAATTCTAAAACTTTGTCCATAGCTTTTTGACAATTACCATTTGTTTCATCAAAATAATTTTTGTTTCTGAATTTATTAAGATGATTCATTAATTCGTAAGATAAGTGTTCTCCTTTATCAGAAACATCAGGATGAAGACGTAAAGTTTTTAATATATCTAACGCGTCCACCATACCACTTATACCACTATTTCTTTTATTCAAATTTCCAACATAACCTTTGTAATCTGAATTTCCACCGATTATTTCATCCAATGGTATTGTATTTGTGGTTAAACATCTTTGTTTTGAGTCTTTTTTTTCTGAATTAACATCTTCAGAAATAAATTGTTTCAAAACCTTTTTTATAATATTTCGTTGAGAAGAATTATTCATACAATTAAGTTTGTATATAAATATATTAATATTTTAATTTATCACTCTTCTATATCATCACTGATATTTTGAAATGTTAATTGTATCCATATATCAAAAATTAGTAAACACGACCACCATATTAAATTATTTGGTGTTTTTACTTCATTGTAGTTTTGATATAAATTTATTATGACGTTATAAATAACAAATATCCTAAAAATGAAGAAAATAAAATTGATAAGAACTCTCATAGTATTTAATGATAATTATATTTATAAATAAAACAACTATGGAAATTATCGGTAAACAGAATGTCTCTAAAAATTTACAATTTCATTTAGACAACAATCTTACATTAACTGAAAACGTTTTTAGAATTTATTCAAAATCGTATTTTGACTTGATAAACGAAGTTAGAGAACTCTATGATAAAGAAAAAATTAAATTGAGTGATGAAGATGCTTGGATTGTAGAATCTGATTTGGGTAAAAAAGTATTGTTAGAAAATGGTGAAGAAGTTTGGCTAGACGCACCGATTTATGAAGAAGAACTTGATTATATTATTACTGAGGCTAAACACCACGGAAAAAATGTGAAACTTAATAGTCCATTTAGAACACCAGGTGGTCCAAAAAAGTTTGCGGTGTACGTTAAAACTCCAAAAGGTACAATAAAAAAAGTTACATTTGGTGACCCCAATTTAAGAATTAAAAACGCAAGTCCAGGTCGAGCTAAATCATTTAGAGCTCGTCATAAATGTGACCAAAAGAAAGACAGAACTACTGCAGGATATTGGAGTTGTAATGTTGCAAGATACAGAAAAAAATTAGGGTTAAAATCGTCAAGAACTTGGTAGTATGTCAAAATTTACAGACACTGAATTTCCTCATAGTCCTGACTTGAAAAAATTCACTTCAATTCTTAAAAATTTAAAAAAACTTTTTGACCTGAAATTTAAGGAAAAATATGGTAAGTTAGAATTTTCTTTTCCTTATATGAGTATTGCAAAAGACCAAAGTATGTATAAAAATACGTTGTACATTGGTATAGATTTTCAGTATTGGGGTTTTAATAAAATTCGGCATAAGTTTTTAGTAGACTTAGATGAAGTTTTGTCTTTACTTGGAATTTCATCTACTGATGATGATTTTAATTTGCAGTATATTCACGATAATAAGATTATGGGTATAAATATGGACCCAATAGAGTATTTCAGGGAAAGAAATAGTAAAAATTATTTTATTGTGATAGACAACAAAGGAAATATAATAGAAGAGTCACAAAACAAATATAAAGGACTTCCATTTGAACAAAAAAATAAAGATGGTAAAAACATTCGAACGTTTTCTAATTTAATAAATGAGGAAGAATTGAAGTGGCATTTTGATGAAGAAAATAGAATTATCAAACCATTGAATGAAACCGATTGGAGTTTTCAAATGGATGACCATATCCCAATTAGATTAGAAAAAGGTAAAAAAATATTAATACCAGAAGGAAAATATCATCGTTTGATAAAAGGTACCGGAGATTTAACTTTAGAAGTTAAATTTATAAAAACAAAGAAAAAAAATCCTTAATTTTCAATAGGTAATATATTGTTTTGTTGTAGACAATATAAATTATATCAGAAAAAAACTCTTTCATTTTATTCATATAAATATAATCAATAATTTTTATATTTATAAATGGTATGATGACCCAAAAACAAATATCATTGGCGAATAAACACTTATCAACTGAAGTTTTCACAATTGATTCTAAGTTTCATAACGTTGAATTAAAATTTGATTATAAAATAGAAATTGTTGGAAATGGTAATGTTATTAGCATGGGTGATTGGACAAATTGTTATTTGATAGAAGCCACCATTTTCAATATGAATAAATTTATGGAATTGATTGCAAAAGAAAGTGAATTTAGTGAAACAAGTTTAGGACGAACATTAACATATCCCATAGAAAATAAAGCACATAAATTTATTAAATTGTTGGACCCATCAAATAAATGTGTAAAATTGGAAGATTTTAATTTTATTTTTGAAAAACAAGAAGATATGAAAAACATTTCAGAATCAAAAAAGTTAAGAGTTCCAACTCGAATAGTTATTCAAGATATTATTGAACAACTTAAGAAAAAAAAGTCAGGAACTTTTTATCTTCCATCAGATGATTTTTATAGTTTTGAAAACTTTTATACTGATTTCAGTGTTGAATTAACACTAAAAAAAACTAAAAAAGATGTTTCACCAAAACTTACAGGATATTATGTCCCTGATGAAGATGTTATTGAAGTTTTGATTATTTTCAATCCCGAAAATTTAGAAAAACATTTATATAATATAACAGCCGAATTGAATGATATCATCACACACGAGTTGACACACATTAAACAAAGTTATAGTGGTGAGTTACCAAAAAAAGATAATCAAGAATCTAATTTGAAATATTATTCACAACCTCACGAAATTGAAGCTCAATATCGTGGATTCAAAAGATTGGCTAAGTTACAAAAAAAACCATTTGAAGAGATTGTAAAAAATTGGTTTCTAACCCATAAAGACATCCACGGAATGGATGAAAAAGAATCAAATGAGGTGATAAATAAAATTATTAGTTATAAATAATGGACGAAACATTATTAGAGAAAAGAAAAAAAATATTATCTCACTACATAATTACCAAAACAGAAATATCACCAAATGACATTGAAATTGATGTTTTTAGTGATGGAAAATTAGGTGAAATAAACTACCTGTATTTAGATATAAATTATAAAACAAGACAATTTATTTCATTAGGAAGTGCATCAAGAGAAATCCATTTTTTAAAAATTGTTATGGAAAGGTTTTTGAACAATCACATAATTTCAAATACTTTAGAATTTAGGGTTAAACAAAATGCGAATACAACGTTTGACGAAAAATTATTTGAAATTAATTACGACCGAGATACGGAAAGAATGACCATAAATTGTGGTTATGAAATTGAAACAAAAAGTTTTAATTAATTTTCTTTTGGAAATCTTCCAAAAATTTTCTTGATAAAATTAACCACCGCCTCAGAACCCAAAGTCAAAACACCATAAGAAACCAATCTCATTCCGATTTCTTTATAGTCATCAAAAGACAATGCTCCTGAATCCCAAGCGTTTATTAACAATGGAAGAATTGGGATTATGAACGTATAAGATAACATTTTTCTAAGTTTATCTATTGTTACCCCAATTGCAGACATAAAATTATTGAAAGATAAAATAAGTTCAGTTACTTTTTGTTTGGATTCAATAAAAGCGTCAAACAAATTCTTTTCTTTCAATTTTTGAACCAATTTACTTACTTGGTCTTTGTTTTCTGTAAAATACGTTGATATAAGTGCAACCATAATCAAACTAATGTCTGTAGAAGAAAATGAAGGAAACTTTCCTGATATAAAATCCTCAACAGGACCCATAAAACCACCAATACCCGCTCCCCAAGTTAAAAGGAATGAAAAGTCAAGACCTGTAGTTTTAAGAGTATCTTTCACAATTTTATTTGTTAAATCCATACTTTTTTCTAATTTCGAATCAATTTTTTCTTTAGTACTTTCTTTAAGAAGAAAAAGTTTCTGAGATTCGCTTATAACAAATTTATTTTGCATACATTTATAAATACTTTCATAATATTTATTTGATATGTCAAAATCAAGATTAAATCCTGAACTTAAAATCGGAGATAGAGTTAGATGTCTATTAATGAAGGACGACGAACTTTCTGTTCCTCCTGGAACTATGGGTGTGGTAGAACGTATTTCTAATTTTGGAAATGAAAAACATTATTATGTTAAGTGGGAAAACGGAAGTACATTAGCGTTATTATCTGACGCTGATGTTTGGGATAAAGGACAAAACAAAAAAAGTGACTCGGAAAATATCCAAGAAGTTAATATGAAATTCATTCTCAAAAATGAAGAAGTTTGGAAATTTTTTAATATGAAATTAATTAAAAATTTTCTTGAGGCTGTTAGAAGTTCAGGAATAATTAATATGTTTGGAGCAGCTCCACTATTATATATGGGTAGAGATAAAATTGAACGAAAGTTTGAAGATGAACACGGAAGTGATTCTGATGACTTTCAAAATGTATTGGATATGGCAAACGATGTTCAAGCAGATTTAATTAATGGGGTTATTGACATACTTCATAAAGAAGGAAAAGAAGAATCCTTAGAGAATATAAATTCTTATTTAAGAAAATATTCCGCAAAACTTTGGGAAACCTACGTTGGTTTAAAATCATAATATATATTTATAAAAAAAAACAGATATGAATTCATATTTTTTCAAAATGACAAAAGAGGAAAAAGAAAATATCCTCGATAAACATAAATCCGTTTATGACGGATATGTTACTCAGTACGTTAAACCAAACCAAGAACCTTTAATGGTCCAAGATTTTGCAAACGATAAAAACGGAATTACCGTAAACAATAAAGGAAACGTTACAGGATATAAAAACGTTGCAATAAATGAAATTGATTCCAAATTCGCTCCTGAACCAACATTTGAAGAAGAAGTTGATGAAACTTTTATGATGAGTTCTGGTCATAGTCCACTTGATATGATTGGTGATGGTGAAAATGATTTGGCTCACGGAACTACGGATGAAATTTGTCCAAAATGTGGTGGTGAAGACCCAAATTGTGAATTTTGTGGTGAACAAGAATTTGAATATGATTATGATGATGACGAAACTTCACTTCCTGTTGATTTCGAATCTATTGATTTAGATTTCTCTGATTTGGAAGATGAGGAAAACAAAATGGTTTCTGAATCAGTTAATAAAAGTTTGAATATGTTCAAACGTTTACAAAAATACAATTAAAATGCAAATCAAAGAAATTATTAGCTTTTATGTAAATGAGGCTTCTAGTACTTTGGAAGTTTCTTTTAGATTAGAATCCGACCAAGAAGATGAGGTTAGAGAAGATTTTATTGAATTGTGTGAAGTAGAAAAATTTGGATACAATTTCAAAAAATCAGGAATTGACTTATTTGAAAATGAAGAATTTGATGAAAATTTATTTGTTGATTCAGATTTTGAGATTGAAGAAGATGTTAGTTTTTCTGATGTTCAGTCATTCATAAGTGAATATTATCTTATTTTTCCTGAAAAATTACCTTCAGCACAACTTTTTTAATGAATATTGATAACTATATCAAATTATTTAATCACCTCTCGAATAACGAAGAAACCTTGGAATTCAAGGAACAAGACGCCGCTGGTGGAGCTTCGGGAGGTGGTGGAAGTAAAGGTGGTTATCCTACCGTAACCAAATGGGAAACTGGTATGAAAAGAGGAACCGCAAATCCTGTTAAACTTGGAAAATGGAAAGATGTGGTCACATTAACAAGGGGTAAGGCGAATACGTTACTTTAATAAAAAAATTTTCTTTAGTTTATTAAATACTTTATTCCATTTTTCTTTTTTTATTTGTTTTTCTCGCAATTCTTTCAATTTCTTTTCTTCATCTAATTTTTTTCTTTCATTTATCCAAAAATCGATGTTTATACCTTCTTTTTTCTTTTTGTTGAACTCTTCTTTTACTACATTTATGATTTGAGGGACAAGATAATCAATTGTACTTTTTAAATATTGTTCAACATCAACCGACTTTTCAATATAGTTTAATGGGTAACAAGAACCATCATTAGTATAATAAATTTCAGTATTTAAAATAATTTCGGAATCAATAATTTCTAAACAGATATCTTTTTCTTTCAATTTTATGAGTTGTCCATTCGTGTAAATCATATTACAAAGGTATAATTTTTAAGTTAATATCCTATATTTATAAAAGAAACATTATTAAAAAAATGTTAAAAAAACCTATCAAAGATAGAATATTATATGTTATGAATTATTCTTTAGAAAAAACACCTAAAGAAAATTTATTAGAACAAGCAACTCCAAATCCTACACAAGAACCACCAAAAAAATTTGTACAATTACCTGATGCACTTAAGGTTACCCCCAAAACTACTTCAATGGATAAAGAATGGTATCAATCAGGGTGTAAGTATCCTAAAATGGCGGTACCTCCGCCTAAAATTGCGAGTTACCCTGAATTAGAAGATGAAGATTATAAAATATCCGGGTTTTGTGCATATAGAGTTACTAAAGACGAAGCCAATTATTTCCCCTCAGAAACCGAAATTATTTTTTCCACAAATGAAAGTGTTAATAAATTTTGGGAAAACGCTAAAAAAACTTGGAAAAAATATTTTGACAACGCCCCAAAAGAAACGATTGAGGTTTTGGAAAAACAATTCAAGGACAAATTTAATGAGGGTACTGTAGTTGCTTTCACTCCACCGGGTGGAGAACAATTTGTTAGAACTATAAGTTTGAAAAACTACAAAAATTTAATAAATGCAGAATTTACCTTAGGTAAATATTGTACCCGAGGAACGGATGGTCCAACAAACAATTGTTATGATTTTAAAGTTTGGGTTGACACAAGAGAACCTTGGAAAAAATTTCTTGATAACTGGGAATTTTTATTGAATACCGCTGGTATAGCCGTAGTTATGTTGGCAAACGTTTTAGTCCCTGAAATTGCTTTTCCGATTGAATTAATTGTTTTTACTTGTTTAGGGGGAACATATGGTTATAGGAGCTGGACAAAAGGGGACAATATAGGTGTGGGGGTTAATTTATTATTCTCTCTTTTACCATATTTAAGAATGTTTAAATGGTATCAAGGTATACCCAAGTCAGTTTGGATGGGCCTTTCTGAAAAGGCCAGCAAATATAACTTATTAGAAAATCCACAAGAATACTTTAAATTGGTGGAAGAACTTAATGAGGCTGAAAAGAAAGCGTTGAATATAATTTCGAGACAAGACCCTAATGTGTTAGGTAAAAGTTTACAAAAAGTTATGAAAGACAATAAACAAAGTTTGAGTATATTAACAGAACTTCTCGAAGATAAGGGAACTTCTCCCAAGGAATTATTAAGATTTATTCCATTTTGGAAAAGATTATGGGTTAAAGATTTATCGGTTATTGGTATTATAGAAATTTTAAAATTTTCGTTACAACTATGTTGTAATAAGACACTAAATGACGAAGAGAGTGTTAGAGAGGTTTTTGTTGATTTACCAAAAAATACCCAAGAGTATTTATTATACCAAATGGCAAATAATCCGAATGCTATAAATAACATAATTTTAGAAGTCAAAAAAGAACAAGAAAAAATAAAAAAACAAGGTGTTAATATAGATTATTGGAAAAAAGAGAAAAATTTACAAGATAGTTTGAAAAGAGCTGGAGCAACAATTTATCCTTATGAAAATTGATGATATCAAAGTATTTATATAAAAATGAAAAAAAATCAAAATACTAATATAATTTCTGAAATAAAAAGAATCCAAGAATTAATGGGTTCTAAAAATATTATTTCCGAAGCACCTGTAGGAGGACCTATAACCTCACTAGAAAAAATTTTATATAAATATTTACCCGATTTTATAAGAGACGCTAAATTCACGGTGGAAAGGGGAAAATATAAGTTGAACGACGAGATAATTACCCAACAAGAATGGGAAGCATTAAACAAGTTAAAATCAAACCCAACTTCTATTGCAAATGAACTCCCAAGCTTACCTTTGATGGTCAAAAATCGACTTTTTAGTTTATTCAGTTCTAATCCTAAATTTGAACAAGAATCTATAGAAATCTATAAGGACTATATGTCAGAATTATTAAAATCATTGAAACAAAATCAACCAGATGTTAATTGGAGTGAAAAAGTTGTACTAACTAAAATCAAAGACGATATTCAAGGAGGTTTGTCATTTGAACAATCCTTATCAAATAGATTCGGACTTTCTAAAGATGACATCCTTTTTAATTTTATAAAAAGAACCGCAGAAAAAAGATATGGAAATTCTTTAGTGGGAAAACTTTCAGATGAAGTTAGAACTTTAGATATGACTTTCAAAACCAAATTAGAAAGTGCGTTGAAAGAAGCGAAAATACCTGAAAAATCAAGTGACTTACCTACAATTAGAAAATTTTTATCTTCAGAATATAGCGTTGTTAATGCTGTAAGAAAACGACTTTTGAATTGGATGGTTGATTCCAAAAGTTTTAGAAATAACCCTGATGAATTTATTAGAAAGATTGGGGAGGATGTTTTGAATTTATTAGCCAAAAAAACAAAAGAATTAAAAGTCGATAACTTTGATAAAATTACAAATATCATACAAACCGAATTACGTGATATTGGTAATAAAATTAACACAATACGTACTGGTGAAAATGTATTTGACCCTGAGGCACTTTATAAAGAAATTGAGACAATTTTAAAAAAGGAACATCCCTCAGAAACTCAAGACATTGAATCAATTATGAAAGCTGTTAAAGAAGCTGACCCTTGGGGAAAAAATTATAAAAAATCGTGGATAATTAGTTTTTTGGGTAAAACCGCTGGGGCTAAGTATTTTCAAAACCAAGTAGAAACCGCTAAATTTTGGAATTTATGGCTAAAAAAAGATGAAAAACAATTAAGAAAAGTTTGGGATTTTGATTCTGAAAAATATATCGAAAAAGAACTCACAAATAAAGAATGGTATGTAAAAAACGCTCAGGAGTTTTTTGAGAGAACAATTATGCAAATATTTACCGGTCTACCAAAACTCAGAGACGAATTTAAGATGGATTTGAGTGGATTAGGACAAACTAAATCTAGATTTTTTTGGACTATGGTATCTTATTGGGTGGCATACCATATAGGTCGACCGATAACAGATTGTTTAGAACAAATCCCATATGATACTTATAAGGCTTTTAATTTAGAAGGTAGTGATTATGGAAGTAAGGGAGAATATTTTGAAGCTCAAGCAAAAAATAAAGTAAATCAATATTTTAACGATTATACTGCCGGAAGTTCAATAGCATCTCTTTATCCGGGTGAAAGAAATTGGGCAATACAAGCGATATGTGTAGTTTTACCATCTTTACCGGGACTACCTTCAAATTTAATACCTAATATAGTGGGAGGTTGGGAAAAAATAATAACTAAACAATATACTAAAGAAGATTTAAAAAAACCAATTGAAGATGAATTGAATACATTGAAAGGAAAAACGGACTCTTTGATTAAAGTTAATAAAACTCTTGATTCATTACAAAAAAATCTAAAAATATATCAGGATAGTCTTCAAAATATTTTGAAAGATTTACCTGAAAAGATGGATGATATTACCACAAAAAAACTTGATTCAAGTGAAGAAGGTTTCAAAAATTATTTAAAATCAATTGAAAAAACATTTTCGACCTATCAATCCGCAGATTTATCTGGTACTGATATAAATGGAACTGATTATTGTTTCGATAATAAAAAAGACAAGGTTTGGAAACTTTGTACTGAGATTCAATAATCTTAAGAATTTAAAGTTATGAAAACTATATTGAAAGAAGAAAATAAACCTACAGGAGATGGGTGGTTTAAAATAAAAAATAAAACAGCTTCTATAGATACTAATAAGTACGAGGTCAGCCCTGGTGGGGAATGGATGAGAGAAAAATCTTCAAGTTCATCAAGTAACACAAATACAAGTGGAAGTGGTAGTTCAGGTTCTAATCGAACATCAGGTTCTAGCGGAAGTATAATTCCAACAAGAGAGGACCTGAAAGACGCTTGGGAAAAATTTAAAGAAGAGGCAAAAAAATTAGAAAACATTACTCCTGAGTATATTTTAAGTCGTGGAGGAAATATAGTTAACCATATATATAATATGGGTAAAAGAGGATTAAAACAAGTTACAGGTGACCTTATGTTGGTTATAGATTCGATACCTTCACCCGGAACAACTAAAGCTAAAAACGTTGAAAATTTAAGTTTAGAAGAAGTTATGTCAGATGGTATTGAATTGACTCAAGGTAATGTAGGAAAAAATGTAACAGACCTACATAAGTTACTTAAAAAAATGGGTCAAACAATTGATAATACAGAATACAATCAAAAATTATTCGGAAATTCAACTGAAGCCGCGCTTAAAAATTTACAATCAAAATTAGAAGAACCTGAAACGGGTACCTTAAATTCGGATTTTTATAACATATTAATTCAAAATGTAGAATCTCAAAGAATAGAATCTCAAAAGAAAAAAGAAGAAGAAGAAAAAAACCCATATAGAGAAGTCCAATCTTATTCTATTTATGAAAATAAAGAACTTATGACCGAAGAAGAAACACAAGTAAGTCCTGAGGAACAGAAAAAGTTTCTGAAAGAATGTCTTGACTTAGGTTGTTTCAATTCTTTTATAGAAAAATACGGGTTAAATAGTAGTCCAGAATTCAAAAAATTTGCCAACAATAATGTTTATGTTTTATTCAAAGGTGAAAACAAAAAATATGCTTTTACGTATGATTTTAACATATATTCCGCACCATTAGACAGCCTTAATTATGAAGCTGAAGATATGAAGTGGAGATGTCCAAAACTTTATTGTAATACTGAACAAAGAAAAAATTGGGTCAAAAATTTAATAAAAAATAATCCGCAAACTTATAGTTATAAACCAACCTCAGAACAATCTACAAAAATAGATTTAAGTGATAATACAATACAAACACCAACACAACAACCTGTCGGAAGTAAAGATATATTTCCTAGAAAAGGAATGTGTTTTATTTTCCAAACATCTCTTCCACAAGGAACATCTGAGAGTGTAATAAAAGATTTAGAAACAAAATTAAATCAAGCTGGTTTTACTTTTATGGTACCAGCTCTAAGTTGGATGAAGTTTATATCTTTCTCAGTTGAAGACATTTTAGGTAAAAGTTTAACAGATGATGATAGAAATAGATTCAAAAATGAACTAAGTAAAAAAGTATATCCAAAACAAGATTCTGAAATGGTGACTTTAGCAACAGAATCAAATAAACTTTTTGGTAAAGATTGTCAAGATGTGTACCAATCATTGTATAACGCGATTCAGAATCCTGAAAGTAATGATTACACAAAAGATAATGATGGTTACACAAAATTAATGCAAGACAAAATATATGCTTACAGATGTAATAGAAATAAAGATTCTATGAAGTTTTGTAATAAACAAAAAAATCTTGATGTTTGTAAAACCGTGAGATGGGACAATAGTCCATTTAGTATACGTGAGTTAGTAAAACCGGAAATGAATGAAGAAACTCTTTCAAAAACAATTAAAGAAAACTTAACGAAACTTTCAAAACAAAAGAAAAAAAGTTTATTAGAAAAAAGAATTGTTGAAAATAGATTCAAAGTTTTAGTAGAAAATAAAAATCCGAAAAGAATTAAAGACGTTAATAAATTTGTACAAGAAGCTTATGATGAAATGACATATTTGTCAAATCAGAAGTACGAAACAAATTTAATTTCGGAAAGTTTATTTGATATGATGAAATTGTTTGTAGGACCAACAGGTGAACAATCTGTGAAGAAAACATTTAAACAATATGTCACAAACAACTTAATTCAAAAATTAACACCAAACAAACCAAATGGTTATTTGGCAAAAATAATCGAAAAAACAATTTCAGAATTAGATTTGAGAGACGCTCCAAAATTAACAGATTGTCACTTTGTTTCTGAAATATTAACACAATCAATCTTGAACCAAATTATGATTCAAAAACAAAAATCTGAACACCATATCGAAAATCCATTGGATGAATTGGTTAAGGATTCAATTTTTGATTCGTTATATGAAAGTAATATCCACGAAAGATTATCTTCAGGTATATCGAATTATATTTGTCCAAGATTGAATCAAATACAATCAAACTTAGATAACAAGTTCATCCAATCCAAAAATAGGATTTTTTAAGGCCTTGATTAGATTAAAATCTAATCTTGATAAACCAACAAAAGAAAGGGGTGTTCACTTATCTAACAAGAAGATGTCCAAAAGACATCTTTTTGTTTTAGAATACTTTCATAGATTCTTGAAATTCAGACCAAACTTTTTCAGTACCCTTATTTATAATGTCTGAAAATATACCAGGTTCTTTTGGAGTTACAAGAAGTACCATATTTGCTTCTTGTGGTGTTTTATCTCCTTTTTTGGAATTACAACTAGAACAACACGTCACCAAATTATACCAAGAATTTCCACCTCCTCGACATTTTGGTATTACGTGGTCTATTGTTAAATTACGTTTACTTTCACAATATACACATTTCCAACCATCTCTTCTATAAATTCGTTCACGTTTCAATTTAACTGCTTTTAATCGGTATCTCACAAAATTTAATAATCGAATAATTAAAGGACGTACAATTTCTGACATACCAGTAACAATAGGTTGTTTACCAACTTTTAATATTTCCGCCTTTCCTCTACTTACTAAAGTATAACCTCGACATAATGAAGTTACGTTAAGTGGTGTGAAATCCGAATTCAATACTAATACTCTGTCCATCTAATTTTGAAAATTAACAAAAAAAACAAGTTTTGTCAATTTATAAAATATGTTCTACAATCCTAATATTTATTGATAAATATTTTAATTGGCAACAACAAGACCATTTGCTTATAATACGGGTCCAGAAATCCCACAAACAACACAAATTGGGAATCTTGCGATTGGTGTGGGCGATATCGAATATGCGAATAATTATGGCGGTGTTAAATGGTGGATGGGACCAAATGAAGATTTGGGTTATGTTATAGCAAAACCTATTCCGGCTGGAAACCAACCAAACCCGTTGAATATACCCGCGTATGTTGGTTTCAACAGGTCAGTATCCAAAACTGAAGAATCGTTTTTGAGTTTGGTTAGTGTTGTATTCGGTCAAAATTTTGATTCAGGAAATGATGCTTTAGTTTGGTTGAATAATAACGGATATTGGACTTCTTTTGAACAAATTTTACCATCAGTTACACCAACACCAACATTAACGCCTACACCAACAAATAGTGTTACACCAACTCAAACACCCACAAACACACTTACACCAACTTCGACTCAAACACCAACTTCGACTCAAACTCCAACAACTACACCAACATCAACTAAAACCCCCACCCCAAGTATTACCTCAAGTCAAACCCCTACACCAACCATAACTAAAACCCCTACCAATACATCAACACCAACAACGACACCATCATCTACACCAGTGGCTCCAGTATCATCAGGTTTAGAGATATATTATGACCCATCAAATTCTTCTTCATATCCTGGTAGTGGAACAATACTTTATGATTTATCACCAAGTACCGTAAACGCAACTATATCAGGAAGTCCATCTTATGGTAGTAATGCGTTTACATTCACAGGTTCACAAACCATAATAACGGGAAATTTATTTGGTTTATTCGCTGGTTGGCAACATACTTTAGAAATATGGATAAGACCAACAATTTCTTGTTGTGTATTTAGTGATACAAGTTCAGGACCAACAAATGTTGGTTATCACGCTACAGGATTAGAGTTTTATAGTGCAGGACCTTTTATGTTGAGTAATATGATGTTATGGAATGGAACCGCAGTGACAAGAGTTGGTGGTGGAACCACTCCTCTTAATACGTGGTATCAATATGTAAGAGTATATAATGGTTCAAATACCGCATATGCGTACGTTAACAAAGTAAAATCAAGTCCTGAAACTTCCATTACTTGGAGTACTCCTTCACCAGGATGGTATTTGAATTTTGGTGGTAGTGAAAATACTAAATTTACAACTGGAGTCGCATTTCAAGGTCAAATAGGTGTAATACGTTTATATAACAGAGTGTTAAATCTATCGGAAATAACCCAAAATTACAATGCTGATAAATCAAAATACGGATTAGTATAATTGATTGACCTATATTTATTATAAATGCCAACAACAAGACCATTTGCGTACAATACAGGACCTGAAATTCCTCTAACTACACAAGTAGGTGATTTAGCAATTGGGTACGGAGAAGTCGATTATTCGAGTAATTACGGAGGAGTTCAATGGTGGATGGGTCCTGATGAAGATTTAGGTTATGTGATTGCAAAACCCATTCCGAGTGGAAATCAACCTAATCCGTTTGATATACCCGCATACGTAGGTTTTGAAAGGTCAGAAGTAAAAACTGAAGAATCATTTTTAAGTTTGGTCAGAGTTGTTTTTGGTCAAACTTTCGAAACTGGCAATCAAGCTTTAATTTGGTTAAATACCAATGGGTATTGGACTTCTTTTGTTCAGATTCTACCAACCCCAACACCAAGTATAACTCCAACTCAAACTATAACCCCAACGATTACTCAAACTCCAACTTTAACACCCACACCTTCAACTACACCTCCGCTGGTCACAGGTTACCCATTTAATTTAGTTGCACTACCATACAACTTTCCAGTGTCAGGAACAAGTATTATGAATAATGATGGAGGAATCGCGTCAGGAAGTACAAACATTAATGCCTTGGCATTAGGTTCAAGAGGATTTTATTTCAACGCTATTGATTCAAACGGAATTGATAGAACAAATTATTTTTCAGGATTTACCGGTCAAAGTATTACCATTACTTTCATCCAAACCGGAAGTACCGCTATCTACTCAGGTGACACAAATTCATTCAAACAATGGACACAATCCCCTATGGGAAGTGGTTTTGTCTTTGGTAGTGGTATTGGAGTTCCACCTTCGAATACCCCATCAGGAACCGCCGTATTGACTCAGTCAGCGACAACATTATATAATTTTGGAATTCCTGTCTATGTGAGTTTGGTCATAAATCCGTCACCAACACCCACACCAACACCAAGTGTGACCTCAACTCAAACACAAACACCTTCGGTCAGTCAAACACAAACACCTACCGCAACGTCAACACTTACTCCCACAACAACACCCACCCAAACACCAACTCAAACTTTAACCCCAAGTGTCACACCAACAAATACACTAACACCAACTAACACTCCCTCGGTGACTCCTACTAAATCAACCGCGGTCACATTTTCACAAACATTTACAGGGGGAGTATCTCCTGGTACAACAATTGAAAATGCTTGGACAACATTCAGGTCACAACTTACAGGTACTTACACTAAATTTGATTTCACAAGTTCTAATGGACAAGGATATACAGGTATTACCGACGCGGTAAAGGTACAACAAATTGCGGATGCCATTAGAACTGGTACTGGAGGAATTAGTTTCAATACAACAATAAGTGGTGTTACTTGGTTTGTCGGATGTTGTGCTTGTAGAGGAGGAACCGCGTCGAACGACGCTGTTGAATTTGCAAACGTAGGGCTTTGTAGTGGAAGTAGTACAGCCGCGTTGAGACCTTTCATCAATAACTCAAATTGGGGTGGAATTGGGTCCACGGTTGGAGCTTCAACACAAACTTTAACTCTTAAATTTTATTAATTATGGAACAATATAGTGTAATTGAAATTGAAACAAAAGAAGTTGTTTATTCTAGTTCTGAATACATTTTGTGTATCAAATGGATAGAGGATAATGGTGATATAATTAATTACACAATTATCGAAAATTTTTAAAAAAAGTTTTTTTCAAAAATTTTTATTACTATTTTTGTTTTAAAATATTAAATATTATGGCTTATATATATTTTGAAGACGAGATTCACGTTGATGTTGATGATATGTTTGAATCAATGAGTGAAAAAGAAAAAAAAGAAATGTTAGTTCTTCTTTGTGAAGAATTTAATGTTAACGTTCCAAACATCGGTTTAAAAGAAAAATTATCTTCAATAATCGAAGAAGATATTGATGATGCGTGTTATAAAATCAGTCAAAAATATTTTGTCCTCAGTCAAGAAGAAATTGATACAATTGTTAAAATTTCAAAAAAACTATAAAAAATAAATTTGGTAGATTCAATCAATATTTGTATCTTTGAAGTATGAATAACGTAGGATTAATCGGAAGTTTACTTTTAACTTTTTGTGCGGTTCCTGAACTTATTAGAACTCTCAAAGAAAAAAAGTGTCATTTATCTTGGGGTTTTTTGTTGATGTGGCAATTCGGAGAAATATTTTGTTTCTTTTATGGTTTCCAATTGAACGAAATTCCTCTCATTATCAACTACACATTTAATCTTTTTGTGGTTACATTTTTAACCTATTATAAGATTAAAGATTTAAAACAATTAAAACAAATTTTTTATAAAAATGTCAAAGTTTGAACTTATAAGAAAAGAAGATGGACTTCTTAATATTGGAAAAGAATTTAGATTCGTTGAGTGGGATGAATTTGACCACGTAAAAGAATACCACAAAGATATCGAAATTGGAAGAACTATGGTTATTGACCCCAAAATGGATGGATATAAATGGATGACAAGTCCTGTGACCCAAATAATTGAAAATAAAAAAGATAAAATGGTTTTTAGAACCGAAAATTCTACTTATACTTTATACATCTATGAATAAATTCACTTTAAAACAAACATCAGAAGGAAAACTTATTGTTTCTGAAAATAATGGACCTGATTTCCCGGTTATGGAATATGAAACTTATCCCATTCATAAAGAAGTTTGGGAAAGATTACATAAAGAAAAAAACTTGGAAGAAGGAACTGAAATTACCTTGGACAAAGATTTTTTATTCGATTCTATTGAACTTGATGAAAACCACGTTCAAATTGTGGTATGTCCAAAAGAAATATTTGGTGGAAATCAATAGTAGTTTTAATTAATTAAAAATTATAATTTGAATAAGTATTGATATTTATCTTTGATGAAATTTTTATTATCTGAAAATCAAAGGTCTCATTTTTTTGTAAAATTTTTAGAAGAACAAATCAAAGAGTGGCATCACGATTATGATGATGGAATACATTATTTTTCAAAAAATGATTTCTTAAAATTTGTTTATGTTCCTGAGGACAAAAGTTTTTCTTTCGAAGCAGATTCAATAGAAAATCTAAAAAAGGCTTTTGGATACCCTGGTTTAAATTATAAAATTCCATTATTAGAATTAGGTTTAACCATTTTTGGAGAAAAAGTATTTCCTGAAACAATATTTTCTCATATTCCAGCTCAGTTTAGAGAAAACTTTTTCTTTTTGGAAGAGAAAAAAAAACGTCAAAAAAACCAAGATTAATTTAATTTTTTGTATATTTGTAGGACAAAAACAAACCTATGAAAACATTCCAAGATTTAGTATTTAAAACTCATCCTAAGGGTTCAGGAGTTCAGGCGATTATGAATTTCGAGAATGGACATCGAATTTCCGTTGTTGGTGGAAGAGATGGACTTTATGGAGATGGGATTAGTACATTTGAAATTTGGAGAAGTTGTGACAATGACGTTAAAGGTCATTTAACAAAAGAAGAAGTGACACAAGAAATGATTGACCTTCAAACAACCACTTTATCTAAAAATGAATTTGGTTTTTAAATAAAGTTTTACTATCTTTGTCATCAGGGTCCGATGGCCGAGTGGTTAGGTGAAAGTCCGCAAAACTTTCAACGTAAGTTCGAATCTTGCTCGGACCTCGAAATGCTCCCGTCGTCTAAAGGTTAGGACAATGCCCTTTCACGGCATAGATTTCGGTTCGAATCCGTGCAGGAGTACAAATAGTCAGGTGGCGGAATGTATACGCACACATTAGCTCGCAAAGCTGATATTGTGTACTGGTCGTAAGCGGACTTTACACAGGAGTGGCAAATCGCTGGTGGTACGATTGCAATCGTAAATGGAAGAGAAAACCACAGATGGCATACAGGTTCGAATCCTGTCCTGACTACAAATAAAAAGTTATGAAAATAGAATCAAGTTGGAACAATTTAGATGGTCATAATTGGTATGGTATAGGTTTTTGTTTAGATAAAACTACATATCATCACAAGTATAAAAATGTATTTCGAATTGAATTATTAGTTTTTAGTGTTTATTTTAGGTGGTAATTTATTTTGAATCATTTTCGGTATAGGGTAGTAAAAAAACATAGTCAGGTGGCGGAATGGGTAGACGCTAAGATGTAATCTTCTGTACGAATTAGGCACTCGTATAATCATCAATGGATAGTATCGCGTTATGTTAAGTGGTACGACTCTGAAGCGAAGATGTACAGGTTAAAATCCTGTCCTGACTACAAATAAAAAATTTGTATAAATAAAAAAACTTACTTATATTTGTAAAACAAAATATTGGTTCCGTAGTAAAAGGGATATTACAGTAGATTTCTAATCTTCCGTTCCTGGTTCGAATCCAGGCGGGACCACCAAGTTAAATTAAAAGGACCGGTAGTTCAGCTGGCTAGAATGCTGCCCTGTCACGGCAGAGGTCGCGGGTTCGAGTCCCGTCCGGTCCGCAATTATTAGGTTGGGTGGCGGAAGCGAGTGTTGGTACCGACACCGATGGTAAACGATAAAGTTAAAAACTTTGGAGATTGAAAATTCTCCTTGTAGGTTCAAGTCCTACCCCAACCACAAAAATATTTTTACTATCAAAATAATATGCCACAAATTTTAATATTAATATTAATTTTAACTAAAATGTATGGGCAAGAAAATTTATCGTGGATTCCCAAAAACATCTATAAAACACCCGATTCATTGATGACAGATTCAGACTACATTCGAATTCCAAATTGGGGGGAAAGAGTAATGGTGATGGTGGTAGATTCAACATTAATAGTTAACAATGATACCTTAGCCGCTAGAGGTATTATGGTATTAAACACTTGGAAACAAATTGAAACGGCTGTGGACGAATTAGATATGTGGGTTACATTTAATTTTCCCAACAGATATGATGGTGTAAGATATTATAACACAAAAATTGTACATTGGAGTGTTGAATTCACACCCACGGGTTATTGTAGGTTTAAAATGTGGGGACGAAGAGAACCATCCAAAAATACACTTTCAGAATAACTCATATTATATTTACAACATATGAAATGGATAGTAGTGGTAATAATGGTATTTGGGATGTCTTTCCTACAAGCCCAAATAGGTTTAGACGAGCTCCAAATGAGAGACCAAGACCAACTCCAAATCTATAAGGATAAGGTACCAGATTCAACCTACAAATGGTATTGGGGTGTGGGGTATACTGATGATGAATCCATTCAAGATGCCATACATAAAGCCGAAATGGATAATCCACCAAAAGAAGGTGAAATACAAATGTTGAATTTTATTATATACAATATTTCTATGGTTAGGTTTGATGAAAACAGAAAATATATTTACTACAATAAAGTAGGATTAAAAAAATAACTTTCACAATCTCATTTTTTTTGGAGTATTGAAAAAATAATTTTTTTTCGTATAATTATTCTCGAAGAGAGATGGCAGAGCGGTCTAATGCGGCAGTCTTGAAAACTGTTGACCTTCGCGGGTCCGGGGGTTCGAATCCCTCTCTCTCTACAAATCCCAAAAAGCTTCTTTAGCTCAGCTGGTAGAGCAACTGATTTGTAATCAGTAGGTCATTGGTTCAAATCCGATAAGAAGCTCAAAAAAAAGTTTTGTATTTCGGATTTAATTTCGTATCTTTGTTTTTATGGAAGATATACTAATCAGAAAAATTAAGGGTGGTTTATTAGGTATGAAACAAAAGACCAAAGAACCTAAAGAAGTGGCAAAACTTCTTAACAAATTGAAAGCCATTAATGAAGGTATGTATCAAGATTTGTTGAACGACTACAAACAGGTAATGAAGACCATCAAATAAAAAAATTTGAGATTTTATTGTTCATAAGTATATTTATTTAAAAATAAATTATTACTTATGTCGTCAGAAGTTATTGTAGCTTTCATAACAGGTGTTTTAGGCCCATTACTTGTTATATTTTTAAACAACTTATTGAATAAAAAGAAATCTTCTGATATGGTAGTGGACACTTTGGATGTAAGTGAACACATAACAAATGCTTTGGAACATCTTAAAGATGAATTTGAAATTGATAGAGTTTGGATAACTCAATTCCATAATGGTGGTCATTTCTATCCCACGGGAAAATCAATGGCAAAATTTAGTATTATTTATGAAGTTGTATCAACAGGAATTCCTTCCATTCAAAATCAATTTCAAAGTATTCCAGTAAACTTATTTTATAAATCAATCAATCAATTATTACAAAATGATATAATTGAAATTAATGATTTCAAAGACGAAGAAATTTGTACCTACAACTTGAGAGTTTTGGCTGAAGTATATGGCGCCAAATCACTTTATTTATTTGCAATAAAATCCATAGACAATAAGTTTATTGGTTCTATGGGTGTTGAATATGTGAAGAAGAAAAATAAATTGGATATGGAATCCATAAATCATCTTCAAAATCACGCATCGATAATTGGTGGAGTTTTAATGACTCACCTTAGTAAGTAATTTTATGAAAATTTCAAGTCCAATAAAAGATTCAGTTGGAAAAAAAGAAGGAAACAATCTTGTTTTTTCTTGTCAAACAAATTCACAAGTATTTTCACCACTAAAAGGTGAAACCACAACAGGTACAACAACCACTGCGGTTGAGATATTGTCTGAAGACAATAATTATATTCTCCAAGTATATAACGTTACTAATAATTTAGGTCCCGATAAAAGTTTAGAATTAGGTACTCAACTTGGAAAATCTAAAGAGGATAAAATAACACTCAAATTATTCAAAAAAGACGGAACTCAACTTGATGCTAGTTTATTTTATACAAAATCCCCATCTCAGGATTTAAGTTCAGATGAAGGTGACGAAAATCAAGATGCTTTTGTTGAATTTATGACCAAAGCTACGGCAAATGAAAATTTCAATTTAGAAATTAATAGAATTAAACAACTTTTAAAATAAAAAAAATCCCAACTTTTTCAAATCGGGATTTATAAAATCTATAAGATTTTTCTAATTAGTGAACAGATGTTGTAGGAACAACACTTGTTGTATCTACAATTGGAGATACAACTTCATTCATACTTGCACAACTATCAGGACAAGCTACAGAACAAGAATCAGTTTTTACTTCTTCTGTCTTTTCAGCTCCACCACAAGATACTAATGAAAGTGAACTCACTAACGCTAAACTTAAAATTACTTTTTTCATTTTGTTTGTTGGTTTAATTTATTTTCACTCAATAAATATGATATTTTACCCATAAAGTCAACAAACTTCCAAAATAAATTTTTAAAATGGACATATGTATACTATATGTCCAATTTTTTAAAAAAAATGGACATATATTTAAAACGTGTTCAACTTTTCAAAAAAACGATATATTTATAATAATTGTCCATTTTGAAAAAAAAAGTTTGACAAATCAAAAATAAGTGTGTATATTTGTAAAGGGTTTGGAACTTATAGGTGATGAAAGATACTCGGTATCTGAACCCCGAAAAAAAAAGTTGACAAGGTACTTGACAGAATAAAAAAAAAGTCGTAACTTTGTAAAACAAATCAGGAAAACGTTCCTGAGGTTCTTTGAAAGATTGTATTATCCATTCGATTGACTTCGGTCAGTCGATAAATGATAATCGGCCGTATATGGTCGTTAAATAAACCACGAAAGTGGGATAAAGTGAATCTATAAGTGTTAGTAGATTTGCGGTTCTCTTAAAGGAGAACTCGAGTATACAAGTGGGATATCAAGGTACCTGTAGTAACCGAGGCCAACGGTGTAGGTGAAATGGAACTTTGACTCAGCAATGTGGATTGTTGAGTTGAGGAGGGAACTCCAACAAGAATAACCCATAGGAACAATTGTGAGAAATGTGGCTCCAACTACACGATTACGGGTTCCATTACAAGAGTAGGTTTAAAACCGAACGTCGCAAGACAAGAAGGAAAGATGTAGAACGAGTGGTGTCGCTAACATCCTTAAACTGACCCCACCAAGGGTTGTTTATGAAACATACTTGAAATATCGAGGTAGGGATACTTCACTGAGTAGATGAGTATTTTGTCGTTCAAAAGATGATAAAGCTCTTGGAGAGACCACTACTCGGATTCATCCACAACACAAAACTTAACTAAAAAATTTAAGTAAAATTAAATGAAAAAGCTAAGCAAAAGTGTCTCTCAGGTCTCGATGAAAGGTGACTACATAGTAATGAGTTGTTCATTGCACGGATTGGACCGCAAGTCTGACCGTAGTTTCAAGAAAGACCTCTCGTCCCGCAAGGATTAATCGGGGAGGCATCCTCGAAGAGTGTTGAGTAAGGTGAGAGTAGTCGAGTCCTTAAGGAGTGGTAAACCTAAAATACCGTCACTGAGAAATACTTTCCAAAAGAAAGTGGATACGGAAGGAATCAAATAATCTTCCAAAAGATTCTCACAAACAGGTGTAATCTCAGCCTAAATATAGAAGTAGAAACGGGTTCTCAAGTGGTTCAAGTCCATAACTTCTACAGTGGTTCCTCAAGCGTTGTTTAACACAATTCAACGAAAACGAACTGAAACTTTATATAAATAAATTGTGGGTTTTTTTTGTTTTTTTTATGGTCACGTTTTCGAACATTTTGGTACCTCATCCAAAAATCGGCAAAAACTGAGACTATCGGAATGGACCTTGATTAAGTCCTCGGCGATATCACCGAATAAAACTAATCAAACCTTTTTTTATGACTCTTGGTTTTGAGAAATCGTTTAAGGTGAACTAAACAAAAGAAATAAACCACAGGACGTTGAACCCTGAAAGTTAGGTTGACTTCACAAACCACCACACGTAAGCCCGCAAAGCGTGAATCAACACAAACGGGTAAAGGCTAAAAAAGGGAGATTGACAAGCCGTCATCTCCCTTTTCTTTTTTCTGTAATTTCCTATGATTTATATACCCTTTGTGGTATAAACAATAAAACAAAATTTTTATGGAATTAACAAGTTTTGCTTTAGGTATGCTAGCGATGGTTGGACTAATTTTTATTGGTTTGATTGTTGTTGGTATGGTTAAGGTTCTATCTATCCAAAAAAGATTGTCTGAACTAGAAAGACATATGGTATCTGAAAATGAAGAACATAGGTCAAATCTTAGAATGGAAATTTCTCAACTTCACTCTGAATTAAGAGAAGTTTTCAGAAGTATAGAAAAATGTGAACAAAATAGTTGTTCGTATGCTGATAGTAGAATAGACAAACTTTTATCGAAGAAACAAGAACTCTTAAACGACTAAAAAAGTTTTCACAAAATTACGGAATCCTAAACGAAAAACCCCACTTTTGTGGGGTTTT